TAATCCAAGTTCTGTAGCGGGACCGCAAGGAAACCAAGGACCACAAGGTAATCAAGGACCTAGCATAACAGGACCACAAGGTTTTCAGGGAAGACAAGGACCACAGGGGATACAAGGTACAGTAGGTACACAGGGTTTTCAAGGAAGACAAGGCCCGCAGGGCAACCAAGGACCACAAGGTCTTACGGGTAATCCAAGTTCTGTAGCGGGCCCACAAGGAAACCAAGGACCACAAGGTAATCAAGGACCTAGCATAACAGGACCACAAGGTTTTCAGGGAAGACAAGGACCACAGGGGATACAAGGTACAGTAGGTACACAGGGTTTTCAGGGAAGACAAGGCCCGCAGGGCAACCAAGGACCACAAGGTCTTACGGGTAATCCAAGTTCTGTAGCGGGACCGCAAGGAAACCAAGGACCACAAGGTAATCAAGGACCTAGCATAACAGGACCACAAGGTTTTCAGGGAAGACAAGGACCACAGGGGATACAAGGTACAGTAGGTACACAGGGTTTTCAGGGAAGACAAGGCCCGCAGGGAAACCAAGGACCACAAGGTCTTACGGGTAATCCAAGTACTATTCCAGGTCCTAAGGGAAATACAGGAAATACTGGATCTAAAGGACAAAAAGGAGAAATAGGCCCTACAGGCGCACCAGGTCCTAAGGGAAATACAGGAAATACTGGATCTAAAGGACAAAAAGGAGAAATAGGCCCTACAGGCGCACCAGGTCCTAAGGGAAATACAGGAAATACCGGTTCTAAAGGACAAAAAGGAGAAATAGGCGCACCAGGTCCTAAGGGAAATACAGGAAATACTGGATCTAAAGGACAAAAAGGAGAAATAGGACCACGTGGAAATGATAGTTTTGTCCCAGGCCCTAAAGGCAGTACTGGACCACAGGGAAATCAAGGCTCTACGGGACCTTCCGGTAATCCAGGACCGCAAGGATTTATGGGACTTACAGGCCCTACGGGAGCCAGAGGACCGCAGGGAGACATTGGACCTACAGGACCTACAGGAAGTACAGGAGGCGCGGGCCCTCCCGGCCCAAAGGGTCAAAAAGGACAAAAAGGAGAGAGAGGTATAGGAGGTCCTTTCGCAGCCTTTTCAGACAGGAGGCTAAAAAAAGATATAGAAGAAATAGATCCTGTATTAGAACAACTATATAGCATAAAACCTGTTAATTATAATTGGAATACAGATGAAATGAAAGGTGTTATTTTAGAAGTAAATAAAACATCCTCATCTCATAGAATTCCTTCTAACTTATATGGCAAAGAAGTAGGTATTATAGCTCAAGATATAACGGATGGACTTAAAACAGGTCTATTAAAGGAGTTTAAGATAGAAGGACAAAAAGGAGTTCTAGCTGTCAACTATGATAAACTTTCGGTGTATAATCTAAAAGCTATACAGGAATTATATGATTTAATAAAGGATTTAACTAAAAGAGTTACAAAATTAGAAAAAGGAGAAAATCATGAGTAAACTAAGAAATGTAGAAGCAGTAAAAAAACTTCTAATAGGAGAACATAAAACCCAGAACAGAACAACCATAGGATATCGGAAGAAAGAAGATTCCGAAATAAGAAATGTAGGAGATATATGGGAAGACGTTTCACCTATGGGTCATGTAACGGAATGGGAGCAAAGAGACGGATATAAAGTAAAAAGATCTAAGGGCGTTAGGGAAATACTAAAGGAATTAGATAGTATAAGTAAATTTCCTAATTGTTTAGATACATGTGATAGCAAACTTTTCGGTCAAGCAGATTTTAAATTAGGAAAAAAGACAGGAAGATGTTTGGAATGTACAATAAAATATGAAGCAGAACTTAAGCTAAATGGAAAATTTGATACTTATGTTCATGATAAAAAGAAAGAGAATGCAGTATCATTTCTAAAAGAAGCATCTAAAGAAGTAGAAGTTTTATTAAGATCATTTGATAACATGGGATATTCTCATGCAGATGGATCTATTGAAAAATGGTCAATCGAAAATAAAGAATCATTTTTAGAAAAGATTAAATCAGATTTTAATGATTTAAGAAATGAGATTATGGAAACATATAATATAAATGAAAAAGATTTAAATATAGATGTCAACGAATAAAGTAAAATTAGCGATAGCTCAGGAGTATAAAAAATGTGCAAAAGATCCAATATATTTTACTAAAAAATATTGTAAGATAGAGCATCCAAAGAAAGGTAGAATTTTATTTGGTCTTTATCCATTTCAAGAGACTACATTAGAAAAAATGTACAAAGAAAGGTACATTATTATAAATAAGGGGAGGCAGTTAGGAATTTCTACGTTATCAGCTGCATTCATTTTGCATAATATGATATTTAACAATGGATATAAAGTTCTTATTATTGCAACTAAACAAGATGTAGCAAAAAATTTAGTTCATAAAATTAGATTGATGCATGATTTTTTACCTTCATGGTTAAAACAAGAAACCTTAGAGGATAATAAAATGATGCTCAGATTTAAAAATAATGGATCTAGCGTAAAAGCAGTATCATCTAGTCCGGATTCAGCGAGGTCAGAAGCATTGTCTTTATTAGTTATAGATGAAGCAGCACACATTACCAATTCAGAAGAAATATGGACAGCTGCACAATCTACATTAGCGACAGGAGGTAGTTGTATATTACTATCCACACCCAATGGAGTAGGTAATTTATTTCATAGAATTTGGCAAGAATCTTTAAATGGAGGAGATTTTACTTCCATATTTTTACCATGGACCGTTCATCCGGAAAGGGATTGGAAGTGGAGAAAGGAGCAAGACATTTTATTAGGAGAAAAGGCAGCAGCCCAGGAATGCGATGGTGACTTCTTAACATCAGGACATACTGTAGTTGACGGTAGTATATTAGTCTGGTATGAAAATAATTGTGTAAAAGACCCTATTGAAAAAAGAGGTGAGACTGGAGATTTATGGGTATGGAAGTACCCTGAGAGTGATTGTACCTATGTTGTATGTGCGGATGTATCTAGGGGAGATTCTTCTGACTTTTCTGCTTTTCATGTTTTAAATATAGAAACGTTAGAACAAGTTGCAGAATTTAAGAGTATGATTGGCACCACCGAATTTGGACATTTGTTGATGAGTATAGCCTCCGAGTATAATGGGGCTTTACTTGCTATTGAAAATGCTTATGTTGGTTGGGCAGTTTTACAAACTATTATAGATTTAGGGTATCAGAATTTGTATTATACTTTCAGAAATGACCCTTTTGTTGATCCAGACGTGCATGTTAACATAAATCAAGACTATTTACTTAAGGACAACATGGTTCCGGGATTTACTACATCTACTAAAACAAGACCCGTAATGATTTCTAAACTAGAAACATATTATAGAGAGAAATCTCCAATAGTATATAGTAAGAGATTAATACAGGAATTGTTTACTTTTGTTTGGAAAGACCATAAAGCAGAAGCTAGAGATGGATATAATGACGACTTAGTTATGTCTTTCGCTATTGGACTTTGGGTTAGGGATACTTCCTTGAAAATGAAAACCCTGGGTTTAAGTTTTTCTAGGTCTTTGCTAAGTAACACAACAAAAACTATATACACCCCAAGTAACATTAATAAAGTGCATGATTCTTGGTCTATGAAAACTAGAGGTAATGAATCAGAAAGTTTAACTTGGCTTATAAAATAAAAAAATGGATAATTCAATACAAGCAAAACTAAAGAGATTATTCTCTACACAAGTAATTGTTAGGAGAATCGGAAAAGATAGAATTAAAGTAATTGATACCTCAAGGCTACAAGGAGGGGGAGGAAGAGATAAGACAGCTTATGTAGACAGATTTTCCGGTCTTCATACTACTAGACAATACGGATATTCTCCTAACAATAACACTATAAACTTTCACTCTTCTAAACTCCAGATATTTACAGATTATGAGGCAATGGATACAGATCCTATTATTGCATCTGCTTTAGATATATACGCAGACGAGAGCACTGTAATGTCTGTAGAAGGAGATTTATTAAACATAAGTACTCCAAATGAAAATATTAAAAAAATTCTATACAATTTATTTTACGATATATTAAATATAGAATACAATCTTTGGAGTTGGACAAGATCTTTATGTAAATACGGAGATTTTTATTTATATTTGGACATAGAAGAAGGTATCGGAATCAAGAATGTAATACCACTTTCAGCCTATGAGGTAAGAAGAACAGAGGGAACAAATCCTGATAATCCTTATGAAGTAAAATTTATATATGAAGGATTGCATACTACACAAATGAGTCCTATTATTTATCGAAATGAAGAAAGAAAAAATAAAGAATTAGATTATCATGAAGTAGCACATTTTAGATTATTATCTGATAGTAATTTTTTACCTTACGGAAGAAGTCAAATAGAACCTGCAAGAAAGATTTTCAAAATGCTAACTTTGATGGAGGATGCCATGTTAATTCATAGAATAATGAGAGCTCCAGAAAGAAGAGTATTTAAAATTAATGTTGGTAGTATTCCGCCTAACGAAGTAGATAACTACATGTCAACTATTATATCGGCAATGAAAAAAACACCTTATGTCGATGAAAGAACAGGAGATTATAATTTAAAATTTAATCTTCAGAACATGTTAGAGGACTATTATTTACCAGTAAGAGGCAAAGATGCTAGTAGTGAAATAACAACATTACCGGGTCTAGGCAATCAAGGGTTTATGGATGATATCGAGTATGTTCGGAATAGAATGATGGCAGCCTTAAAAATACCTAAGCCTTTCTTGGGATACGACAAAGACACAGAAGGTAAGTCTATGATTGCCGCCGAGGACGTTAGATTTGCTAGAACTATAGAAAGGATACAGAAAATAATTGTATCGGAGTTAAATAAAATTGCTATTATTCATTTATATACTCAAGGATATAAAAACGAGGAATTGGTTGATTTTTCTCTTTCTTTAAACAATCCTTCTTTAGTTTATGAAAGACAGAAAGTAGAAATATTAACAGAGAAAATGAATTTAGCTCTAGTAATGCAAGATTCTAAATTATTCTCTAGAAAATATATCCATGAAAACTTATTTAAATTATCGGAATCAGAAAGATTAGTAGAGGAAGAATTGATTATTGAGGATTTAATGACTACTTTTAGACACTCTCAAATAGAAACAGAAGGTAATGACCCAAAACTATCAGGTCAAAGTTTCGGAACTCCACATGATATGATGTCATTAAAATTAGCATCTAAAGGAAATGAAGTTGATGCACTAACATTTGATGATGGAGAAAAATTAGAATTTGCAGACACCGAGGATAATCGAGGAAGACCCAAGAGAATTGGTACATTTGGTACAAAAGATGATAAAGTTAATGGTAGAGATTCTATGGGAGACAGAGATATGAAATCTAACTTAGAAGGAGAAAGAGATCCTTTAAAAGCAAGAAAAAGAGAGAATCCAATTAATTTAGAGTCTAAACTATTTAATTCTCTCAGAAGACAATTTGATAGTCCTCTAAGAAATAAGAATCTAATTATCGAAAAATCATTTAAAGAAAATGAAAAAGCAGCGGGTACCGATTTGCTAAGTGAAAATAACTTGTTAGATTTAGAGTGATTTAGATAAACATTATAATATTTATTTAAAATAATTTCTTTTAATAAGAAATTCACAACTATAAAAAATGAAGAAAATAAAACACAAAAAGCACCGAAATACGGGATTGATTTTTGAAATGTTAGTGAAAAAAATGACTAGCAATGTATTACAAGGAGAAGGGATAAATGAAATATCTTCAATTATAAAAAAACACTTTTCAAATAATTCAGAGATTAGACAGGAGTTGACTTTCTATCAAATGTTAACCAAAGAGAAAGTAAATAGCCCTAGTCTTGCTAATGAATTAATTGAATCTATAAAAGAAGCTAGAAACTCTTTAGACCTAGAAAAATTAAATAAAGAGAAATACAGATTATACAAAGACATTACATCATATTTCGGCGGGGATTCTTTCTTCGACATAAAAGTAGAAAACTATCAGAACTATGCTAGCATCTACACATTATTCGAATACAACCAATCAGACAATCCTCCAGTGATGGTCTCAAATAAACAAAATCTAATAGAATGTATATGCAATGTAGAACCATCTAGTACCATGTCATCTGAATACTTAACAGAATCAGAAGATATAAGATTGTCAGCATTTGAGATAATGATTGAAAAGTATAATGATAAATACAATGGTCTATTAAGTGAGCAAAAAACATTATTAGGCAATTATATAAACATGGAAACTTCATCAGATGAATTTAAAACATTTATTGCATCTGAAACAAATAGATTAAAAGAATCTATTAATAACATTATTCCTAAGATTGAAAATACAACATCATCAAATAAGTTAAATGAAATGATAGATGTATTAGATCAAATAAATAATGCAAAATACATCACAGAAGACCATATACATGTTATCATGAAATATTATGAGTTTGTAAATGTTATAGCAAAGTGAAAAATATAAAAAATAATAAAGAAGCATTCATGAAATACCTATTTGAGTCTTTAAATAAAAGTTTTAAAGTGGGTGGCCCCGCCGAATCTTCTTCTAAATACTTACCTATTGACGATGAAGATGGAGTTAAAACTGAAATGAATGTAACAAGTAACCTAGATGGCGGCGAAGGTCCTCCAAGAACTCCGTTAGTATTCAAAAGAAGAAAACCGGAGACAAAGGAAAAACCTTACAAGTTTATAAAGAAAACAACTTTCAATAAAATAGAGCGGGATAAAGAAAAACAAAAAACCACTCCATTTTTAAAACAAGAATCCGTAATAAATTTTATAGACGAATTCTTAAAAAATCTAAATAATGGCACAAAATAGAGTACTCCTAATAGACTCCATATCTACTTTTAATCCTGTTAGCTGTGTATTAAATGAATCCAAAGGTAAAAACGGCGGACTACTAGTTAAAGGAATATTACAAAGAGCTAACTCCGTAAATCATAATAAGAGAATGTACCCTCGAAAATTGATGGATGAGCAAGTTAATAAATATAAGGATAAAATAAAAGAGGGTATAGCTTACGGAGAATTGGATCATCCGGAGAGAGCTGAAACCTGGTTATCGGAAGTATCTCATATAGTTAGAGATATTTGGTGGGAGGGAGATGATATATACGGTATTGCTGAAATTTTAGACTGGACCCCAAAAGGAAATTTATTAAAGCAATATTTCGAAAAAGGACACACGGCCGGAATAAGTTCTCGAGGAGTTGGAAGTTTAAGGGAAGCCGGACTTAGAAATGGTGCGCCTTATTATGAAGTTGGAGAAGATTATGAAATGGTAGCTTTTGACTTTGTATCTAATCCATCTACACAAGGAGCATTTATGTCACCTGTAGTAATGAAAGAATCTAAAAGTTATTTTATAAATGTTGACACGCTAGCTGATGAAATCTTGAACATGTCAAAAATACTATAATGCCATCTGTAATATTTATGTCTTCTGATTTTAAGTTTAATAAGGACTTAAGTGATAAATTTAAATTTGTAAAAGACGAGGAGGGCAAAATTATTAAAGAGAGAAGCAATACATTTGTAAATTCTCAAATGAAAGAAAGGCTAAGTAAATTATTAGATAAGGAAACAAATATAATAACAAAGGAATTTCAATCTGCTTTAAAAAACAATAGAAAAATAAATTTAAAAAAAAGTGTAAAAGTTATTAAAAACCTAGAAAATTTCTATAAAAATACGGAATCTATCATAAAAAATAGTAAAATTATAATAGTATCTGACGTAGAAACTAGAAAATTATTTACAAAAAAAATAACTCCTGGAGGTGTAAATAGAGATACTTTCTTAGCTAGAATAGACAAAGTAGCAGAAAGAAATGGCTTAGTAGCAAAAAAATATTTGCTTTTATATTCTTACGATATAAATAAGGTATATAACGAAGACGAGTTTACTAAATTAGTTTCAAGCACAAGAGAGCAATATGTTAAAAGTTCTGATTCTGGAGCAGGTTTTATGACTCAAGTGGATAAAGGAGACAAAAGTAAATTTATAGAATATAACATGGGAGATTTTTTAAGTAGTGCTCCCGTCGGTGTTGAAGAATATAAAGGAGTAGAAGATGTTTTAAAAAAAGAAGAAGAAGCGAGTGAAGAGGCTGTTATAAATGATATTATAAAATTACAAAAAAAAGCCAAAGAAAATACAAAAATACTATTTAAACCCACAGGAAACATAGTAAAAGATTTAAAAATAGCAATAGGAAACAATTTATTACTAAAAGTAAAATACTTTAGCGACAGTAACACAGAAGAATTAGCTACAGGAGTTAGATTGATAGAGCCCGTAGCATTAGGACAATCTAAGCGAAATGCTAGTAAAGGATTAGCCCTGAGAGCTTGGTTAAAAAAGGGAGATACAAATAATCCAAAAGATAGACCGGGATGGAGATTTTTATATGTAGGAAACATAAAAAGTATAGAATTTACAGGAGATGTTTTTAATTATAAAAGACCTTCATACAACAGTACAGGAGATAAATGGATGGCATCTATTGTAGCTATAGCATCTTTTGACACAACTAGAATTTACGGTAAAGGCAGAAAAGCTGAAATATATACGTCAACAGTAAAAAGACTGACTTTACTTATATCTGAATCTTCCGGAAAACAAGCTAGAACTTATGTAAAGAAATTATTAGAAATAAAAAAGAATCATGAGAGTGGTAAACAAGTCTTAGGATACGCTGATAGAGAATTATTATACTCATATTTCAAATAAAATCAATAAAATCATTTAAAAATAGCATTTTAGAAAAAATGTATAATATTTATTGATAACAATATCTTGTTTAATATAAGATTAAACGATTATAAAATATATTTAAGATTTACAATAGTCTTACAATCAAAATAGTAACATGAACGATCTATTAAAATCCGCAATTGCCGATGCAAAAGCTATAAAAGAAACAGCTATGCAAAACGCAAAAGCAACTCTCGAAGAGTCAATTCTATCTAAAGTTTCTCCGCTTCTTGAAAGTAAACATGAGGAAGAAGAAGAAGAAGTAGAAGAAGGAAAAAAAGAAATGAAAGAGGCATTTCCTAAAAAGATGGATGACAAAAACAAAAAGCCTTACATGGAAGCTGAAGAGACTGATGATGATAAAGACGACACAAACGAGGCTTATGAAGAAGAAGAAGAAGGAAAAGACAAGCAAGACGAATCAGCTAGTTTAGAAGAAATTCTAGCGGAACTAGAAGAGGAGTTAAAATCATCTAACATTGGATCCGGAGATAACAAAATGGACAAGTATGATAGCGATACAGAAGACCCTCAAGGTCCTAAGTATTTTAGTCGAAACGAAGTCTTGACTGCCTTAGAATCAATGTTTTCAGAAGCTATTGGAGACAAAAAAGAAGATGAAGAGAAGGATGATGAAGAAAAAGTATCAGAAATGAAAAAAGAACTAGAAGAGGCTTATGAAGTTGTAAATCAACTCAAAGGAATGCTTCAGGAAGTTAATCTTTTAAATTCTAAATTACTTTATACTTCTAAACTTTTCCGCAACTATGCTTTATCAGAAAATCAGAAGAAAGATATTTTAGAAAACTTTGAGCGTGTAGTAACAATCAGGGAGGCTAAATTATTATATTCTACTTATGCTAAAGTACATGAAGGTGTAGATGCAAATAAAGGTAAAAAATCTAAGAATATTACTGAATCTTTTGCTTCAAAACCAACCAACAGTACAGCTCCTTCTGCTGCTACTAAATCAAATATTGTAAATGAATCAAACAATCTACGTGCAAGATTACAAGAACTTGCAGGTATAATTAAGTAAAAATATGGGAAATTTAGACCACATGCTTCCGCATGACTATAATAGAACACAAAAAGCGGAGGCGATGAAATACATAGCCAAGTGGGAACCTACTGGCTTACTTGAAGGGCTAGATGAAAAAAGAGAGAAACCACATTTAGCGGTTCTTCTTGAGAATCAGGCTCGTCAAATTGTAACAGAGGCCAATAGAACTGGTACTGCCTCAAATTCGGAAGAATGGGCAGGTGTAGCATTACCTTTAGTACGAAGAATTTTTTCTTCTATTGCAGCTAAAGATTTTGTTAGTATTCAGCCAATGAACTTACCTTCAGGCCTAGTATTCTTCCTAGATTTTAAATATGGAACCTCTCAGCCTGGTTTCTTTTCAAATCAAGGTAAGAACTCTCAGAAAGACTCTGTATTCGGTATCACTGATGCTGACAAAGGAGGTACAGCAGGTACTCAAGGTCTTTATGGCGCTGGAAGATTTAGCTATTCTATTAATGACTATTCAAGCTCTACTTTGTCTTTCACAGGTAGTTTAAATAGAATTAACAGTACTAAATTCTTTACCGGATCTGTTAACATGACCTCTGATATAAACTATGATACCAACTTCTCCGCGTCTTATAAGAGCAACGCGAAGTTACGTAAAATATTTATATCTACTGATTCTCTTTCAGGATTTGATCCACTAGGAGTTAGAGCATTTACAGTAACAGGAACTAATATTAATGATACATTCCAGCAGTTTACGTCCTATGATTTGACTAACAGTAGAATCGTATTCATTGTTTCTGGCTCTACTACAATATCTAACGTAAAGGTAAATTATCACAAACAACCTACTGACCTTACTAGAGGTGACTTCGAAGAGGGTAAAACTCAGGCAGGTGGCGCGGATCAAGATTTACCAATTCCGGAAATCAATTTGGAGATGCGCTCTGAGGCCATTACGTCTAAAACACGTAAGCTAAAAGCTAAATGGACACCAGAATTCGCGCAGGATCTTAACGCATACCACTCTATTGATGCAGAAGCTGAATTAACTTCTATGCTTTCTGAATATATTTCTCAGGAAATTGATTTGGAAATTCTAGATATGTTAGTATCAGAAGCTCAGACAGTAGAAAGATGGTCTGCTAAGATTGGATTTGCTTACGACCCTGGTTCAGCTACGTTCTCAAATGCAGCAACGACTGGTCAATTCTACAACCAAGGCACTTGGTTCCAAACAATCGGAACTAAAATGCAGAAGGTATCCAACGAAATTCACCGATTAACCATGAGAGGTGGTGCTAACTTTATTGTTACATCTCCAACTATTGCCACTATCCTAGAATCAATCCCAGGATATGCAGCTGATACTAATGGTGATCAAGCTAAATTTGCAATGGGTGTACAGAAAGTAGGTTTGTTAAATAGCAGATTTACTGTATACAAGAATCCATATATGACCGAGAACTTATTGTTAATGGGCTATAGAGGCGCTCAATTCCTAGAAACAGGAGCTGTTTACGCACCATACATTCCATTAATTATGACTCCTCTAGTATATGATCCGGAGAACTTCACTCCAAGAAAAGGTATCATGACGAGGTATGCTAAGAAAATGGTTCGTCCTGAATACTACGGAAAGATTTATGTTCATGGATTAGATTCTTTATAATAAAAAGTGTTCATAATTTATTGATATACTGGCGAGGCTTCAAAAAAG